AACAGCACGTAGTCCTCCAGCGCCTCCCGGGTCCAGCCTTGGAAGCTGTCGGGGAGCTTGCGGAGGAGGTAGTCTGTGATCTGGGGGATCAAACGAGGATCTCTTGGAGGATTACCTGAGAGGTGGCTCGGGTGTAACCGTTTTCGTACTGCTCATTAGCGTCACCCAATGTTCGGTTGAGAAAAAGAACCACATTTCCATAACTATAACACTTTATACGATACGTGACGCTGGAAGTTGTGTTTGGTGAATCAAGGAACGAGATTACTATGTTTGCCTGCGTGGAGTTTGTATCAGCATCAAACGGCATTACTTTTATTCCGTTTGTCCTTGTCTCAGGATTGATAGGAACACCGAGTTCAGTAACGGTTGATCCAACAACACGCTCAAGTATAAACGCAGTAACCTCGTAGCATTCGCAACTGAAGTTGAACTGCACAAGAATCTTAGAAGCAGCCTCTTGAGGAGTTATGCTTGTCGTGAGAGCAGAAAGTATTACAGCGTTTGCTCTTACGTTCGGAACATTGTACGTGGCCGTTCCTTCAAAGTTTGTAAAAGCAGTCCGCGGCCTCAATGACGTCAGTGAGCCTGCAGATAGCGTCAGTCCAGTGCCGACTGTGATTTCCTCAATGTCTCCGGATGAAGCAGTGGTGCGACCGAGCAGCTTGTTGGTGTTGATCGCCTGAAACTTGGCAATGGTCACCGCTCGCGCACCAATCTTGTTCTCAACAACAGCTCCGGTGCCGATATTGACCGTGCTGGCAGTGAACGTCAGGTCGGTTGAACTCAAAGCCACTGGGCTCGCTGCAGCGCCGCTGCCATTGCCTACAAGCGTTCCTGATGCCTGAGAAACAAGCGACGTGAGCGGAACCGATCCTGCGCTGATCGACAGCGAACCGCCATCGACCGTGCCCGTGACGTCGACGCTCGGCGTACCGAGCAGGTTGAGCGTGCTGGCATCCAGCGTAGTGGATGACGTGACGGTGGTTCCCGGTGTGACTGTGACAAAGAGTGGCATAGGTTAGACGTCGGTTTTGCCGTAGAGTCTGAAAGGAATGGCGATGGACTTCAACGAGTGGATGTTGAGCGCACCGGTGGTAGTGGTGACCACTGGCTGCATGGTAATGGAGTGCCTACGCAGGCGAGCCTTTTGACTGAAAGACTGCACGAGGCCTGCCTTAAATCCGGAAGTGTTGCACCGCAAACCGGGAAGCGTTGAGTAGTCTTCTCGGAACGGAGCGAGGAAGTTGTTGCCGGAGTTGTTGGTCGCAAAGGTGCCTGAGCCATAGGTGTAGTACGCTGTGCGGCTCTTGGTCTCGTTGGTTGCGATTGCGTAGGTCTCGTTCACGCCATCGAAGACAGCGCTCATGGAGTACGTGGGGTTCCAACTACTCAACTCAAACTGAACAAACGTCCACTGCTTGTGATCGACGTTGTTCTCCCCGGTGTGTCCGCGGAAGTAGACCGTGGTCGCAATCTGCTGAATGGATCCAGCCAGTGTGCGGTCCTGCAGCGCGTTCAGGTCGAAGTTGTGAATGAATCCACTCTCATCGGCCCAGCACAGCGTGTCGGTGCCTGCAACGATGACGCGAGTGTAGTACCGCGGGACAAGCAGCGAGCCTTCCCAGTATCCTTCCCACGCTTGGTTCAGGAAGTTGTAGACCAGTGTGCGCTGGTTTGTTCCGTTACCGCCTTCAATGGGCACGCTCAGGATGTAGCGATTGTTGAAGTAGGTTCCGCAGGACTTCTCCCAGTTGGCTTGGTCGATCTCTTCGATGACGTCCTGAATAGGATCGGACAGCGGGAGAACCACAGACTGGCTTATACCAAACTCGGTCTGCTTCAGCGAGATGACTCCTCGCTGCGACAGAAAGATGATATCCGACCCCGTGGAAGCGATAGAAGCCTGACTGACGCATCCAAACTCACGGGTGACCTCAGTGAGTCGGGTGGTGGACAAGTCGCCGTAGAGGTTCTCTACAGCGAGAATGCTGCGTTCCTTGAACACGATCAGCGTGGTCGTGTTGAACGGATACAGGGCCACCACAGCGTCGTTCGCCCCGGTGTTCAACTTGAACTCGTTTAAGATGGGCGAGTAGTGCAGCGGATCCAACACGTCCGAGACTGCGAGATAGTCGGGTCCGTAGAGTAGCAGCAGTCGGTTCTGGAAATACAGCCCTTCACGGCCTGCGGGTACGTTGGCTCCGGAGGCGGATGACTTCTTGATCGTGCCAGTAATGGACGCCGACGTGATGTCGACGAGAGTCGAAGGCATCGAAGGAGCCACCGTAATTGCAGTGTAGTTGCTGCCGGGATCTACGATGGTGGTCGATGTAACCTTGCCGTCGGTGATCGTGGTGGTAGCGCTGGCGTTTGAGCCTGCACCTGCAGTCAGCGTGAGCGTGGGTGCTGTGATGTACCCAGCGCCCTGATTGATCACAGTGAGCGCAGTCAGACCGTCGGTGGTCGGTGTGCTGATCGTAATCGTGGCAAGCGTCGGAGAATATCCGGAGCCACCGTTGACGATGGTGTATCCAGTCACCTTGCCGTTAGCCACCGTCAGCGTGATGTTAGCTCCGGATCCACCGCCACCGTTTGCGTTCACATTAGCTGTCGCGCTCACATACCCTGCACCAGCGTTTGTAATGCTTACTCCGGTGATTGTTCCGGAACCGTTGATCGTCAGCGTGGCAAGCGCTGTGGTGCGTCCAATAGTGGCCGTAATTACCGCACGCTCAGCGGTGTTCAGCGAGTCGGTTTCCTCAGTGTTTCCGCTGAACAGCTTCAGCGAGTTCTTGTCGCTCGGAAATACGTAGTAGATGCCGTTACTAACGCCTCCAGCCACGGTGACGTTGCTGATCGTGACCTGATCGCCGGGAACGAACGGATGGTTCGGTACGGTGATCGTGTCGTCAGTCGTCGATGAGGCCACGATAGCATTCACCGATGCTACACGGTTGAAACCGTTGTCGAGAGCTGAGACAGGGATTCCTGCTTCGTATGACCCCTCCATGATCAGCGGAAGGCCGTCGTTGTAGAAGTCCGAGACTCCCTGCGTCACCTCGTAGCCGGTGGTGTTGTTTGCCAGCTCAAAGTAGTACCGATTGGAAGACGTGAGGCCGGTGTTTAGCTCTACCTTGTTGGTTCCATCCTGAGCGCTTCCTAGGCTCAAGTGCAGCGTGCAGACGCCACCAGCCTTCACGTTGACAAACAGGCCGAATCCCTGACCTGAAGATGTGGATGAAATCCACAATGCAGGCGCATTTCCTATCTGGAAGACACGCACGCGATCACCAGTCTGAAGGTCTGGTGTGACATTCAATGTCACAGTGTCCGTGGTCGAGTTTACGTCGGATCCTGTGAAGTAGTATCGAGCATTCCCCGGGCGCAGCATGACCACAGCATTGGTGGCCTGCATCAGGCGCACCGGGCTGTAGATGTCGTGCCCGTTCATCGGGATCTCCAAGTGCGATTGATTTGGTCGCACAAGGTACATCCTGCCCTGCCCACCGTCTTCTGTTGCCAATGTACGGGCCTCGTTGGTGGCTACGATCAGCGCTTGGTAGCCGGTGTCCGGATCGCGGAAAGGCAAGATTCCAAGGATGTCTGTGAAGGCTCTTGTGGTCCCATAGAACTGAATGTTCCGGTTTGCTGACGCACCAAGAGAGATGGCCGCGGTGGACATCATCGCATTGGTGTTGTTGTCGTAAAGGCATCGTGTGCCATTAGGAAACACCAACGTGTTGGAGCTGCTGTCCGAGCAAATGATCGTATTGTTCGGGATGATTGCACCGGTGACCACCTGTGTCTCAGGTGATCCAGACGTGACAATTACCGACCGAGTGAACGTGTTCCACTTGCCACCCCACTTGGGCTGCACGATGCCCCAGCGGTTCTTGATGAGCTGATCCTGAAACGTCCTGTTGATCGCCTGACTGACAAACTGCGGCGGCACCTGATTGGGATCTAGGCGCGAGATTACGCCTTTGAACCCATCGTCGGTCGATACGATTTCAGGCAGGTCAGGCATATCAGCGGTTCGGAACGATGATCTGGCGCACGTACTTCTCCTGCAGGGCAACCTTGTCGATCTCCTTGGTCAGCTCAATCTCACCGAGTTCCAAGAAGGTCGTACCGAGGTCAACCTTGCCGTCCACTCGCAGCATCTGGCCTGCAGCCTTCAGACTGCACACCTCGCAGAAGCGGTACGGGAAAGCGTAGGCCGTAGCCTCGCCAGCAGTCGAGAGCAGTGGAGGACTCTTGCGGAACTCAAGCCAAGCAAACGGAAGCTCTTGCTCAACAAGGATGCCGTCATCGGTCAGCGTGTAGGTGGGCTCCTGCTGACGCCACGTCACCCGAGGATCACCCGGCCACACACTGAACGTCTCGCCAATCTCAACAGTACGAGTGGTGCCATCAGGGTTGGTCTGCTGGTTGATGTAGCGCAAAAACCTGTTCAGTTGTCCCCACGATGACGTGCTGGTCGGGAGAGTGCCTGCAGCCGCGGTAGCGTAGAGCGCGTAGTACTCCTGAGTATCGGGGTAGAGTACAATGTCGCCGATGTTGTAGACCTTGGTGGTGCTCCAATCGCCATTGGAGTTGCCGTAGGTAGGCTTGGCTTCAGCCCAGAACTGCGAGTTGAGCGTGCCGTTGGGGCCGTTAAGCGTAGGGGGATTTCCAGAGCCGGCAGCGCCGACGTACTGGTAGTACTTCTGCTCGGTCTTGAAGTAGATGACGGTGCCCTGAGTGTACGTGGTCGCCGCACTGTAGTTCGGCGCGAAGAACTCCTGCTGATACACGGTCTGCTCGGGCCAGTTGAAGCACTCCCACGCGCTCCGTAATGACATGGAGATGAACGTGCGGAAGAGGTTGGCCTCTTCAGTCGTCAGCGTAGAGAAAACGCGCCCAGTAAGCTCGCAGGCGCGTTGCAGCACGTAATCGTAAGAGACTGTTCTCATTTCCAAGCCTTGCAGGACCAGTATTTAGCCGACAGCTTGCTGCCGGGGTTGTCGCATCCATGCCGAGCCATGAAGCTCTTCTTGTGCTCGGGCAAGTGCTTCTTGATGCTCATGTCGGGATCGCCGAAACGCACCAACTTAACCTTGTCTCCTTCCTTAGCGAGCACGGCGGACTTCTTGGACTCCCCGGGGGTTGCCTTGGGCTTGTTGTAGCCGGAGAACTTGTTGCCCTTGTAGTTGATCATTTGCTCTTGGGAAGTGCGTACCAACCTGCAGGAATCACAACCGTCGCCGGCCCGACCAGCTTCTGGTTCTTGTCGAAAGAATAGACGCTGGCCTTGGTCGGTTTAGCCAGCATCACGGGGTCACCGTTTGGGACCATCACCACCGTTGTATGGCAGGCCGGGAAGATCGGCAATGCGAGCATCCAGATCAGCCTTGAGCTTCTTAGGTGCTTTGCCGTGGTCGACATCGGGTGGTGGTGTTTCTCGGATCCAGTCCAGCAGAGCCTTCGTGATCTGGTAGATCCAGTTCACTCGGGCTTCTTGAGTTCCAACTTCTCCGAGGCGTCCTTAGCCATGACCAATCCGAAACCGGCAGAGATCGCGGCAATGGTGGACGTGATGTCGACCGAGGTGGTCGGATCACCGTCGAAGATAGCCTTCAAGGTTCCGCCAACAGCGACGAGGATGGCTCCGATACCGGCGATAGTGGTCTTGGTGTTCTTCATTTCTTGATGGCTTTGTAGAGGGCAACACAGGCCGCAATGAGGCCGACCACGGCGGAGACGAAACGGATGCCGTCGGTAAGCTGTGGAAGCAGCGAGGCTGCTGTAGCTGCCGCCGCGGTGCTCAGTGAGAGCGCTAGGCCGTTTGTTCCGCCGTGGTTGGTTGCGTCCATGTTACTCTGAGGCTTTGGGTTGGGCTGCTGCGATGATGATGTCGGCCAAAGGAACGCCAACCTTGGCGTTCTGGTAGCCACCGGCCTTGATGGCAACGTCGATAAGCTGGAGCAGGCTATTGGTCTGCTCCTGAGTCAGTGTGATGGTAATTTCCATATCAGGCCGCAGTGTCGGAAACGACAGGCTCCTCCGCAACCAAAACCGGCTCAACCTGAGGCAACATCGGAGGCACGATCATGGCGGGAGGAGCGGGCGGAACCCACGGCAGCGGCAGACTCACCACGGGCGGGTCGATCTGGTTCTGGATCTGCGCGGTGACGTTCGCTTCGATGGCCGCTTGATCGACTCCATTGGCGAAGCACCAGCTCAAGACTTGAGCCTGCGTCAGATCAGGAAACGGCGTGAACTCACCAGACGGCGGCTGGAACGAACAGGAGCCGTAGCAAGTGCCGCTGTAGGTTTCGTCAGTGCCGTTGCATCGCCAATCGGCGGTGATGACGACATCGGTGAGAGTGCCTTCGGTCGGTTTGACCAACAGGCGTTCGATGATCCAGAGGATGGTCATGGTGGTAATGGTATTAAACAGTGTAGGTGAGTGAAATTGTCATGTATCTCAATGCGCCAGCATTGTGAGTAATTGCTGCGCCAGCTCCTGCTGATACATTTCCATAAAGCTCCAAAACACTTGTAGACTGGCTCAAAAACACATAAGGGCTTCCTGTGAATGTTCCAATTTGATTCAAACTGACAACCCCAACACCATTTATATTCGAGCCACATGGAAACGTAAGTCCTGTGACTGTTATGTTACCAGATGCTCCGGTTGTATTAACACCATTGAACGTTATTTCAACAAACACCTGCCTTCCGATTTTGGTGTATTTTCCAGTGGCAGTCACCGGAGTCGTCGGATCTGAAACACTACCCTTCAACGTCCCTGTCCAAGTCCCCTCCTCGTAATCATCCAGCGTATTCGCATCAGACGATGCCACTTGGGTGGCGGGGAAGTTGATACCGCTTGAAAGCTGCAAACAGCCCTTACCCACACTCGGCGTAACTCCGATGCCGACGTTGCCGGAGGTGTCCAAAGTCATCCGAACAGCGCCGTTATTGAACAGCAACGGAACTCCAAGATATCCAACTTCAACCTTTGTGGCATCAGCGTACAGATATCCGGTGTCGGTGCTTCCAACCCGCAAACCGAACATCGCGCTGGAGCTTCCTCCTGCAACCGCAAGTCCACGGCCAGCAGCACCATAGCTAGTCGCAGTCGTACCAATCAACAGCCCCGTGGAGTTCAGGGTCATGGCGGTGGAGCCATTCAATCCGAAAGCAATTGAAGTTTTGGCAACAAGTGACAACGGCGCCCAATCTGCCGCATTATCAGTAAAACTGCCGATTGCTATTCCAGCAGATCCAAGGTGCGAAGCATCTGAAGCAACCAATAGATTTCGATTTGCCCCATCTCGCACAATCAATCTTGCAACAGGAGTCAAAGTTCCCATTCCAACCCGATTATTTGCCGCATCCACGAACAGCGTATTCGTATCCACCGTCAGATCGCCGCTGATGGTGGCGGAGGCGAGGGTGGCGGTGCCGCCGGAACCGAGGATCTGGTTGGTGGTGATCTTCTTGGTGGTGCCGGTGACGTCGACCACTGGCAACACATCGGTAGCCGGGGTCAGCGTCGTGATCGCTGTCAGTTGGGATATCTTGAGGTCTGCCATGTTAGTAGATTGCTAGAACGATTTTGCCGCCGTCTTCCTGTACTAGGAAATCACCGGCTTGGGTGAGTAGTGAATCGAATGTTCCGAAAGTGATGACCAAGTGTCCGCCGTCTTCCTGCACCAAGTAGTCGCCGTTTTCGCAAAGGATGTCGCGCCGCTCAATCGGAGGATCAGGCGGAATGCCGCCGGCACCCAAACGGTGCGGCTGGCCCAAACCTAGTCCTAGTCCGAGGCGAGACATTAAGCGTACTTGCGGTTGTAGGCGATCAGTGAGCCGCTGCTGACCGTCACAGACGTCCAGACGCCAGCGATCTCATCGCCAGCCTGCAGCGTCACGCCAGCAGGGAAATTGGTGATGTTGGAAGTGGTCGCCCCGAGGATGGTAATCTCAAGAGCATGCAATGCCTGCCAGCTACCAGTCACGGTGCCGGATGCGCTGGAGATGTACCTGCCGCCGTACTCTCCGGAAAGCTGACGATTGGATCCAACATTCATAATGCGAACTTCTGACTGCTTCTTTTGCTACCACTCCATCCGACTTGCAAGCGTGTACCTCCGCATTTAACCCGGGCCTCGGGATTGTCACGCTCGACTTCGTTCAGGAACTGGTTGTCCTTCCAGCAGTCGTACCCGAGCTTGGTGCCCCAGTAGTGGTACAGCGTGGGGTCGATACGCATCCGCAAACGGCCAATGCCATCAATGGATTTGCGGTCGATCTCGTTGCTCTGCTTGGCGATCTTCTTCTGCTGAATGCCAGCGTTGACCCAGTCCTTGTTGAGACCGTGACATAGTTCTTCGATCACCTGTGAACGAAGATTACCCGGGAGATCATCAAGCGATGCTGCGATTGCTGTGGAAAGTGAGTCGGCCATGTTGCTGGGGATTGTAAGTTACTAAAAAGGGGGATGCCACCGGAACTTTCCAGCAACATCCCCCACTGTCAAAACAGAGACTAGCTCGCGCCGTTGAACATACCAAAGCCGCTCGGGTTTTTGACCACGAGACCGGCAATGGCCTGCACCAGACGGGCAGGGCCACCACCAGCGTCAGGCAGCGTCATAACCTCGGGCAGCTTGCTGTATCGGATCTCCAACATATCCATCGGGATCACGTAGCCCTTGTAGGCCTGAGCAGACAGAGCAGCGCTATTCTTGCCACCGATGAAGGTGGTCGGGTGCAGGATCAAGCGGCCAAAGTCGCCCTCGAAAATATCGATAGAAGACTTGAACGTGTCGCTCGACAGCTCTTGGTTGAAGGTGCGGACAGAGGTCGCAGCAATAGTGCTGGTGTTGGCCGTGGTGGCAGTAGCACCAGCCGTGAGGTTGGTGAACGCACGCTTGAGCGTGGTGCCCAAGATGGCGTCGTAGTCACGAAACACGCCGGTGTTGCCATAGATAGCAGTCAACACGTTCTGCACGGTAGCCTCGGTGAACGAAGCAGACGCGGTGGTGTCGACAGCGCCAGAGGCCGGGGCGAACACGGAGCCGGAAGCGCAAGCGCCAATGTTGGAGGCATTGGTGCCGGTCAACCAGTTACCGAGCGAGCCGGTGAGGTAGGGGTTGCTACCGTTGTCAGCCTGAGCGGCTTGGTTCGTACAAGCGAAGGTCGCTTCCATGTCGCGCTTCAGCTCAACAAGCTTCTTAGCGATACCGTTGGCGACTTCGTTGGTGACGCCAGCGACGTCCTGAGTCTGAGCGATGAAACCAACACGCAGATCGCGGCGGAAAGCCTGCGCGTAGTTGTTCAGGCGGGTCCGGTTCTGCACCGGGTTGGAAGCGCTCGACACGGTCACGTCAGCGCCGTCGACAACGCCCTGCAACTGCGGGGCCTGATAGTTATCAACAGCCCAGCCAAACTGGGCGTTGCCGAGGTCTTTGCCCTTGGGGGCCATCGAGACCAGCGGGGTGCTCTTCTGGTCGACAATAGCAATATAGTCGGCCAAGTCCTCGCGGACTTCGGAGGTGGAAGCGAGCGGAACAGATCCGCCTTGGTTAGGTTGCAACAGAGGCATAACTAGAACTTAAGTATTTGAGCCAATTCGGAGACACTTCCGGATTTCAAGAACTTGGATTTAGCGGCATCTCGCTGGGCCGTGGCTGCATCTTTCTTCATCGGAGCAGCAGTCGGTCTACCGGGCTGTGACGGTGCTTTCCTCGGCAATGCGGCGGGTTTGCCCTTTGCCGATTCACGCTCCAGTCGCAGCTTTCGTCCTTCAAGGAAGTCACCGACCAGCACCTGATACTCGGGCATCTGCGAGATTTGCGGCAGTTGCCGCAACACCTGCTGTGCCGCCGTGTACTCGGCGCTGGAGCGATCCTTCCACCAAGGATACAACTGCTCCGCGATAGGCTTGATCTGCTTGTAGTTCTGCAGGAAGCGAGCACGGTTCGGAATGTGCAGATCCAGCGCATCTTCGACACGCCTGCGGATCTGTTTCACGTCCTCCGCGCTGTACTCCTTGCCCTCTACTTCGCACCCGTCGCTATTGTCCTCGCACCACCGACGCAGATTACGGGCCTTGGAGTACTCGTCATTGAGCTTCCCCTCATCCCACACATCAGCGAACGGATCCTGCGATGAAGCAATGGCAACAGGACGCTCAGATGCGGCCTGATCCAGCTTCGATTTCGCGTCGTTAAGCTCCCGTTCAAGTGCCTCGGCCTTCTCAAGCGCTTCTTTCTTCTGGCGCGTGAGCTTGTCGATGCGCTTCTTGAAGCCCAACGATTCGTCCTCGTTCTTGTCTTCTGAAAGAACCTCCTCAGGCGACTCGGCCTGAGATTCCATTTCATCGGTTGGATCCGATTCCTCGGCCTGAACATCCGCACTCGCGGCATCGGGCTCCGGAGACTGTTTCTCGACGTTCTGCACCGGCTTCTCTTCAGCCCCGCTGAAGCGTTCCTTCAGCACCTTTGCCAATGCCGCCTCATCGAAGGTAAGCGGATTGATTGGGGGCCTTCCCGTGTTGTTATGGGGTGTCGCTTCCCCTTCGTTCTGGTTATCCATGCTGTTTTGAGCCTAGCAAGTCGGCTGTTTTAACCATGGTTGATACGCCAACCAAGAAGCGTTGTACTAGTGAGATCAAATTGATGACTAGTTGTCAACATTCTCACTCTTCAATGTGTTGATATACAACTGAAGGTCTTTGATAGATGCGGCTCTGCCACAGTTATAGGCTCTGCCATTAGCATCTAGGTCTGAAAGTATGGCCGAATTGGTCTCGGACTCTAGCTGGTCGTCGACGATCTGCTCAATGGCGAGCAAAAGCGGGTTCTGTTCGCCTGCTGAACGGAAGATTTCGACCAGTTTTTCGACTGAATAGCGACTCATTGTACTCCAAGACGTCCGGTGACGGCGTTTTGCTGTTGTTGCACTGAGAACTGCAGATTCTCAAGGTACTTTTGCAGATTAGCTTGGAAAAGCGGGTCCTGCTGCAGTTGCGCCTGATATTTCGGGTTGGATTGCAGCACCTGCTGCGTGAATTGCAGGCGCATAGCCGCGGTGGGGTCGTTCTCGCGCAGTGCAGGCGGGTTTCCGAGGCTCATCAGGGCCACCTCATCGTTGGTTTCCTTGAACATCTTCTGCGAGGCAGGGCCGGTCTGCATCACAAGCTCGCTGGCGAGCGTAGGATCAATGGTACGAAGCGCCACAGAGATCAGTTTGGCGCGATCAATGACGCCCACGGTGTCGAGAGGCAGCACCAATGAGGAAATAGCCTTGAGCTTCTCGGTCACAAGGTCGGTGGACAGCTCGCGCACGTCGAACTTCAGCGTGCAATCGAACTCCTGCACATTCTCCGGAATCTGAATCTGAGATCCGGTCACGCGCATGATCTCCTCAGGCCCCATGTACTGCAGCACCAATGCAAGAGTCTGTCGGAAGGCCTCGGTCCACCCGTGCAGCCAGTTGTTAATCAGGCGCTGCTGGCGCATCTGGGTGATCGCAGGGGGCACTTTCTCAGTAGGACGCCCAAAGTATCTGTCGGTCTGAGCCTCGACCGCGGCCATGAGTTGAAACGCCACGTTTGGCTCCCGGGAAGGCGGTTGCATGAAGCCGATCTCACCGCGGCGGAGCACCGGGATCTGGATGGCCGGACCGATCTTCAGATTGCCGCCCCTAGTCTTCGGGACTTCGATGGGCGGGAGCGTCGTCAGGCTGGTGTAGTCGAACACCGAGTCGCGCTGGGCTTTGACCTCGTGCTGCCACGTAGACGCAATCTCGGGCACGCCGCGGGATTCCACGATCTTTCGGTGGATCAGCTCGCTGCGCCACACCACAAACGGATACTGACCGTGGGCATAGTCTAGCAGTTCAAAATAACCCCACTTGTTCCCAACCTGAGGGCAGAAGACGGTGTAGAACACGCCGGGGATACCATCCTCGTCCACAGCCTTCTGGTAGGCATAGACGATCTCGATCAGGTTCGACCGATCCATCAGCGCGTTGTTCGACAGGCCGAGCGTGTAGGTGTAGTCCGCATAGTTTGAGAACCGGCCCATCGTGTTGATGGCTTCCTGCGCCCACTCGGCATCCCAGTCGTCGGTCTCGACCTTCTGCAGAACCTCCACCTCGGTCATGTAGAACCGGCGGAAGACAACACGCGCCGACTGGATGTCGGTGGTCTCCGGGGGAAACGCCAGCTCGTCATACGGTGCCAAGGCCGCGATCATCGGCTTGTTGGTGACCATCGTAGGCACCGGGAAGTCGCACTCGCCCTCGTCGCGCAGTTCGCGCACAGCCTTCAGCGCACGGCGCTTCGTAAGGTTCGGAAAGGCAGCAAGCAGGAGTTCCGCGGACTGATCGTCGGCCTCGGGATTGGCAATGAGTGCCGGCATATCGGCCAGCACCGAGCCCTGAGGAGACTGCGCGGCCAAGGCCACGATCTGATCCATCGTCAGGTACTGCTCTTTCTGACCCATCTCCTGCTGCCAAGTCACGTGCACACCGGTCCAGCCGTAGGTCCACAAGTACTGGGAGAGCAGCTCGACCTCACGGGTTAAGTCGGTGTACATCCGAGCATTGATCGCCCAATCCATCAGGTTGTGCGCGGTGGACGCCACTTCCAGTTGGGAGACGTTGGAAGGAGCTACCCTGAGCATCGAACGCCAGAATGCAGTAGAGCACAGGTCGACCATGCCGTTCACCACCTCATCGGCCAGCGGGATCCGAGTGTCGCTAGCACCATCCCAAGGGAACGCCGGATTGGTACGATTGCCGTCGTTCCACTTCTTGCCGTCATCGGTCTGACCGGGCCACCGGCAGTAGCGCACGTTCTCGCTCTTCTGCACCCGACTGCCGATACCGTACTCGGTAGCGGACCTGCGTAGCTCATCGGTCAATGCACCGATGTCGGGTGATGCACCGACCTTCGCCATCTGGTCGGTTGCCGTCTTATAGGAATTATCTTGCATGGTCGTAAATACTAGTATCCACCGCCGCCGCGGGAATCAAAGCCCCCCTTGCCCACGTAAGCAAGGCCGGAGACCAAGAGCATCCCCAAGCAATCAATCGGATCCTTGCTCGCCCCCTTCTGCCCGTCGCGTCCGGTGTGCTCGCTCAAAGCATACGTCAGGTTTGCGCAGTCCTTGGTGATGTACAGGCTCGGCTCGTTCAATGGCGTCAGTGGCTGCGTGGCATCGTAGGATAACAAGCTGTTGATCGCTGACGTGCGCTGGTCTACTGGCACGCCCGGGGCAGGTACGAAGGCCATGGGTTCATCCAGCGGGTTATCCGATTCTGCCAGTAGGTCGATCAGGGTAGTCCCGCCTTGCTCCGATAGTGCCGGGCTACCGCCTGCCTTAGGATCGATCAAGCGCATCACAGGCTCGCCGTAACCAAGCTCGGCCTCAATGGTCCTGAATAGGTTTCGGTACTCCGATATCGACCGGCCAGCATCCAGAGTCTGCGCAGGTCCAGCCTTTCCATCAGGCTTCTCACTAGGCAGCACCCACTCGCCGTAGTTTGAGAAGTCGGGGAACTCCCGCACCACAATGCGCTTCCCATCCTCGTAGGCCAGTAGCCATAAACAGAACCAGTTACGTGCGCCTGCAGGATCGCAGACCATGTACAGTGTACCCCCGGCAGGCACCTTGTCGCGCTCGATGCAGTGGATATCCGGCCTGAACCTAGCGAAGGCCTTGCCGATGTTGTCCGAGGCCCACCCGTAGGCCCGGGTCAGGATCTGGCCCATGGGCGATGCCACCAGCTTCGACTTCATTTCATCGAAGGGGTTGTAGGGGTTGTCCTCGGAGAAGAAGAACACCGTCCGCCGGTTGGTCTGGGCCTGCGCCATTGTGCGAGCAGCCTTGCCCACGGGCCACGTAGGGAGCGCCTGCTTGCTCTTGAGCAACTCAGCTTCATCGAAGCGGGTAATAGCCGAGCCAGCGGTGAACTCCTTATACACCGAGGCCACGCCTTCAAGCGGTGTCTGCGTCACCAAGAGCTTGCCGCGGCGGGTAATCAGTCGATACCGGAGCGTCTCAACCCAGCTCTGTGGCACCAGCTCATCGCACCAGATCAAGTCGGCCTCGCGGCCCTCAATGGTGTTCTCGGATTGCGTGTAGTTCAGGAAGTCGCAGCGGGAGCCATTAGGCAGAATGAATGAGCCATCTGTGAAACCATTCTTTCTGCTGTAGTTCAAGTAGTGGATGCGGCCTTTCTTAGTGGCTCGTAGTGCTACAGGGAGATAGTTGTATATAGCTGGCTGTTGTACGGTTACGCTAGTGGCATGGCTAGTGTGACAGCATAGTACACTAGCGTTCTCCTTTTCCAATAGCGTTTGCACAACACGGCGTGCGGCCCAGAGTGTTTTGCCTGCGCGGTTACCACCGGAGATAAGGAGTTCTTGGGTAGCGCCAAACTCGGTGTTGGCTACCTCCCAGTGGTCGGGGATGAAGCCGTAGGTGTACGGATCGGCTTTCTCAAGGAGTACAAGCTGGGTGCGCTTGAGCTTCAACTCCAGTGCCCGGGGGTGCTGTGCGTCGACCTTGGGTATGACGGGGTGCTGTGGCTGCTCGTTCCACCATGCGTCGTTGCAGGCCTCGGAGCAGAAACGCTTTTGCTTAGGGCCTTCGCGGGGTTTGAGGATGGTGAATAGCTTGGAGCAGGTGAGGCAGATGGGGTTGGTCATTTCTCAATATTTTTCGTTTCTGGAACCCGTCGACTTTTAGCGATTCCGCCAAAACCCCGACCCCCTCCCCCGGGGTGGCCCTTGTAACGGGGTAGGACATTGGTACGGCGGAGGGGTGCTGACGTGCGTTTCGATCAATGTTTACGGGCCTTTGCTGCTGGTTTGCGTCACCAAGTGAATATAACTGCTATTGTAGGCATGAGTGCCCGAAACAGGCCTAAAAGCGTGGTTTTCAGTGGTGCTGCCGCGGTAGGGGTAGGACATTTGGGGCCACTACCTAAACCAGATCGGGTGTCTGTTCGTCGTTCACGGGGGTCACATCGCGCTCTTTCATGTCGCGCATGAGGTCTCTGTGGCTCACAGAGGCTGTCATAGCGAGGTGAATGCTGGTAGGCTGGCCTTTGATTACAGCCAGCTTATCCGTGAGCACGGCCACTGATACGGGCAGGGAGCGGTCATCAATGAAAGTCATCGACTCTTCAGCCAAACGCTTGGTGCCTTTCCATATTGCTACTTCAATGAATCCAGTAACATCCTTACGCCACTCTTCCTCAGTCTCCGGATAATCACTCGGTACTTTGACTCCCCGTATGTATTTGAATGTAGTAGTAGGATTAAGACCTGTTGTAGCAGATATATCAGCAAGCGACTTGTTTTGAAATATGCCTTCCACTATCTGATCAGCTTTCTCCTGATCCATCTTAGAGTTCGGGTGTTGGTTCTCTGGTGGCTTGATGTACCCAACATCCTCTGCAGCCTTCTTGACCTTATCCTTGAACTCCTTAGACAGCTTAGGGTCATCACGTAGCGCCCACGTTACGCGGTTACGATCTGTTCCTGCCTTAGCAGCAACGTCATTGAGTGATGCCCTTGTCTTCTTACCCGGCATAAGGCTTGAACGAGTACGGAAACTCGCCCCAATGGTGGAGCTGTTTCCTTGGTTTCATTGAGTAGTGCTGCACATCGCACAGGGACAACCGCATGGCGGCAGCGTAGTCCTCCGAGAGGTACTCGTACTGCCCGGGCATGGTATCCACTGCGAACGGCATCCACAGGGTCGGGAACTCCTCGACCTGCACGTCCTTGCACCAGTCGACTTTATACGGTGTCTGCACTCCTGACCCTCCGAGCGTATCAAGTGCGCCTATAAGGCAACGTCGAGGGATTGCGAGGCATCCGCTTGCGAACATCCGAATCGGCACAAGCTCAGTGGCGCACTCAGCATCATTCACTTGATGCTTTAGAGCGTGCAGATGCTCGGTCATCGGACGCAGGGCCGGCCTAGGCGGAACCGTTCTGCAAGGATAGGGGATGCACACGGTAGCCTGCTTCTCATGGGCAAGCTCCGCCATTCTGATGATGTCCTGCGGGTCGAACTCGATGTCATGGTCTACCTGCACCCAGACGTCCTTACCGGAATCTAGGAACCACTTGGTAGCCCTGCAGCGACTGCGGGAGATCAGTGCGTCCTCACGGATTGCCCGTAGATCGGTCTGGCGGTCGCTCCGGCTGAAATTAGCCGCTAGGCCTACCCAAGACATCAGGCAGGCCGCTGAGATGCCGCCATAGGCATACAGGCTGACATGGATGGAAGGCCTAGTGCCCGACTGGGTAACCTCATTCACTGTCGAGTTGGGCTTGGGTGCGTATAGGAACGGGTCGTCCATCTGGGGCGACTCTGTGTTGTTTGTGTCTGCCATATCAATCTTTGGTGCGTTGGTCGGTGAGAAACTGCTCGTGCCCCTTGCTGATAAGGTAGCAGATGGATCCGCGGGATACTCCGCAGGCCTCCGTGACTTCATCCAATGTCATGCCCTGCTCACGTAGGTCGTAGGCCATCCTGCAGAGCTGCGGAGTGTACTTCTGTTCGATGATGCGCTCTGTTTCCAATAGCATGGGGTCTAACGAACCATCCGGCAGGTACTTCTGGCCTACCGGGTAGGACATCCAGCCGTACTTGATAGCCTTCTTGATCAGTGCCGGGGCATCGTTCAGCAGCTTGGCACGATCCAGATCGTACTTGGGTCTCATTTAGTAAATCGGTGAAGGGTCGGTGAAACGGCAGTACTGGCCTTCGTACCAGAGGTTCACCAGTCCGCACTCGCCGTCTCTCTGTTTGGCAATGGCTATCACTGCTTCGCCTTGTGGTTCGTTCCTGTCCCGGTTGAGCAACAGCACGAGATCCGCATCGCGTTCTATCTGACCGGAGTCTGCTAAGTCGGTCAGTCGTGGGATGCGTCCCTTGTCCTTTTCGTTCTCACGGTTCAACTGGGCGAGCGCTACGATAGCAGTTTTTGTGTCGGTGGCTACAGCTTTCAGCTTTCCCGATACTTCAGCGATCTCATAGGTCTTCTTCTCAGCAGCACGCGATCCATGGATTTTCTGCAGGTAATCTATGATAACCAACTGCACCTTCCACTTGCGCACTGCACGCCGTATCACCGCGGTAACAGATGAGATATTCGATATACTCGAGCCGGACACAAACTGAATCGGACTACCAGCTATCTTTCCCGAGGCCATACTCATAGCCTTCATACCTCCTTGATCCAGATCGCCAGTCTTAATGCTCTGCATTGGCACAGAGCCAACACTAGATACCATACGTCTAACTATAGACTCATCGGACATCTCTAGCGACACAAATAGCGTAGGCACTCTCTCATTGATACAGGCAGCATTGGCTATTGCTATGGCTATGGCTGTCTTACCAATGCTCGGTCGTGCCGCTATGATAGTCAGCTCGCCCAACTGGAAACCATCGGTCTTCTGGTCGAGATGGAAGAAGCCCGAGGTGATGCCCGAGAGCTTGCCCTTGCGGTTGAATCTCTCCTGCGTGGAGTCGATAAACCTGCCTACCACCGACTTGGAGGATTGCACGTCCTCCTTGGATGCCTCAACGGTGAGCCCTGCTTCGGCATTAGAGACGATTTGATCGACGCTTAGGGTCAACACAGCGGACTCACGTATCAGACGGTCTCCTGCGGCACGTAGCTGGCGTCTGTGGTGGGCTTCCAAGACGGCCTTGAGGAAGGAGGGGTAGTTCGCGGCTGATGGGCACAGCTCGTCTGCCTTGCTCAATTCCTCGAAAGGCGGGGCGATCTGAGGAATAGAACGCTTCCACTCGGTGACAATAGACTTCAGGTTGACCTGCTCGCTCTTAGCAGTAATGCCTTTGATCAACTCATAGATACTACGGAGCCTATCGTTCTGTATTGCATCAGTAGGGACTTGTGCGAATACCTCGTAACACACATCGGATCCTCCAGTAATACAGGAGCCAATAAGACCAAACTCATCGTCGCCTGCGTCGAATGGGTCGTTCATAGGTAGTTCCTGATGTCGGTTGGATCATTGGGGTTGGGAGGCAACTTGGCGCTGCCTTCCTCAGATTTGTTTCCACCAGAAGCTAGAAGGCATCTAACCTTGTCGACTTCTCCGTTCCAATTGTTCAGCAGTGTCATCAGCTCCCGGCGGAGGTACGGGTCTTTCGACTTGTAGCGTGCTTCAACCAGCGCGATGTCATCCTCCGGTGTGTTCAACTCAAAGACCTCTTTCAAGCCCTTGATCTCCTTGGGACTCCAGCGTGTATCGGGACGGCGGTGAACCATTGCACCAACTCGCAGGCGGAAGGCTTCAAGCTCAGGAGAAAGGGCACGTGTGCCATCTCCTTCCTTTCCTTCCTTTCCCTTCCCTTCCTTAAGGCACGCGTGGTCGTCGCGTGGCTCACGCGTGGCTGACGCGTCAGATTCCTCGGTGTTTATTGGGGTTTCTTCAATGTTTCCTTCTGGATCAGGCAAAGCAGACTGCGATTCCCGGTTGTTGATCACTTGATGCTTTTTGAAACTCGGAATGCATCCAAAGCACGCGTCACCCACGCGATACTTGAGAACGAAAGCACGCGTGGTCAACGCGTCGAGCACGCGTGAAAAGTCGACTCCATCGTATGGCAGAATCTGCACACCGATGCGCCTAGGCTCCCACTTGAATCGACCTTCCCGATCAGCAATGCACCACAGGCCTGCAAAGGCCACGCGGAGTGGCAGTTTGGTTTCTATCTCGGCTGCAAACAGTCCCTCGTGATGGAAGAACTCCGGTTTGATTGTACGGATTCTCATTGATTTGCCTTGTTTTCGACTTCAGCAAATACGACTTGCGTCCTTAGTTTGGAGAGCCATTCGTCAGTCATAATGCCAGCCTCTGCCGCATCTTTCAAAAGGTGCAGTGCTTCCAGTGGAGGCCACCCTGCTTGATGTGCCGCTCTTTCAATAAAGAAAAGCACTCCTTCATCGCACCCAGATTCTTGCTGGATCAATTGCATCTGGCGTTCGATTTCAAAGCAGGCTGAAACTTCCCAGATGTGAAAGTAGGATGGCCTTTGTCGAGAATCATCATTGCCCTCTGAATGGCACTTACGGCACAGCGTAGCCATTGATGATGCCGGGTATTCCCACGGCATTCTTCCTGAGATGTAGTAAAAATGGTGGACCGAAAGCATGTTGGTTTCAGACGAACAATTAACGCACCGGAAACCGTCTCTAGACATGATTTGAAGGCGCTTCTTCTGCCACAGCGGATGTTGGAGTTTTTCGGAATATGTCATGTATCAAACGGAAATCCCCACCAGACACAGGGTAGGAGATCGCAGGAAGGAACTGCGAATGCCTGTGGTGGTGGGGATAAAAGTTGTCATGTCCTTCAGATGGTTTCGACGCTCACCTCCTACAGCTCACGTCGACGGGCTCTCCCTATCGGATAGCCTGAACTCTGTCTAGGGTCAGTACGCCGGTATCAGGATATCCGCCACCTTCTGCGTCAGCTCGACGTCCCGCCGGCAATAGTCAAGTGCCGCTTGACGGTTGGTATTCCACAGCGTCGAAAAGTCCGCGCCGTTGCCTGCCTTCTCACCGAGGCCTAGGTGCCTGCTGATCGCTGCCAGACTGCCGTGGGCACGGTTGTCCCCGAGCTGCCACACCTCACGCAGGTCGATCACAAGATCGTTCCAATAGCGCCCCTGACGCAGCCAGTAGGGCACCTGAATCCGATGCTTCCAACTGCGCTTTATCAGGAACGGCAGGTCAAAAGGTTTCACGTTGAACCCAATGAGCTTCGGGTTGCGCTCGTAGTATGTCAGGAGATTCCACCACTCCCGCAGCATAGCAGCCTCACCACCGGGCTCCGACGAGAAGACTCCGGCCTGCTGGTGTTCGATGCGGTATCCGATGCACAGCACCTGTCCGCTCAGTGCATCCAATGCTGCGCTCCGGATGTAGTCCGCGGTGTGCGACTCCTCGGCACGCTGGATCTTCTCTGCGATCAGGTCGGGGTTCTTAGTGTTGCCCAGTTTGACCGCGGCTGGATCGAACGGCGGGATAACAAGCTCCGATAGCGGTAACGGGCCTGTCTCGATGTCGAAGTAGATGTTAGGGTTTGCTGGCATTGGGTTTGGGTCGGTTGAGTGCGTAATAGGCTGTATTGAGTCCGACCCCAAAGTGCTCCGCGATCTCGCGGTAGTTGTGCCACTTGTGGGTCTTCCTCCACTGCTGGATCTTGTCGATTGTCTCCTGCTTGATTGCGTACTTCCTGTCGGGATGCTGTTTCTTGATCTTACGAGGCTGATTGAGAGGCTTTGGTGGCCTTGGTGGCTCCGGAGCTGGTGCTGGCCTCACATAGCCTGCTGGAGGCGCGCAGAGCTGCGCTATGCGCTCCGCGCTGAGATTGAGTTTCATTGGAAAGATGTGTGCGTTTGTCCGCCGATGCGCACCCCCGGCTGCTAACCATGAATCACCGATGACTACAGGTCACCGGAGAGTGTATTACGTAGGCTTTCCGCAGTGAACACAGCAGACGTTGCGGCGGGGCCTACGATTAAGCGGCTCGACTTCAAGCCACTCGCAAATCTCGACGTAGGACTTACGTCCGAAGCTCCAAATGGCTCCCGGGTACAGGTGGCCGCTCTTGTAGAGGGCCAGCGCTTCCTCCTTGGAGTGGATGCACAGATCCTCAAGCACTCGGAAAGTGCGGTTGGTGAATGGGAAGCCCCACAGACGCAGGACCTCTTCCATCTCCTTGGCGCTGGCGATCACCTGATGGATCCGTTGGCGCGACAGGTTCAGCTTGTTGCCGATCTCCTGCAGGGTCATCCCATCGGAGCGCATCTGGACCACGCCGGGCACCAAGTGCTTGAGCTTGGCGTACTCCTTGCGCTTGGGCTTGATCTCAGAAAAAGACGTCGTCATCGGCTGTGATCTCCTTGTTCGCTGCTTTGATTGCTTCGAGACGTGCGTTGATGGCTTGGATCAACTGCTTGTCCTGAGTGCTGGCGTTCTTGTCCGCCATGGCCTTCGGGATCCAGTGCTCGGCAAGCTGGCCAACCGAGATGTCGTTCAGGTCGCACAGCGGGACTCCGCGGAACTTACCCACGTGCACCTGAGTCTTCAGGATGTCGGTTGGGCGGTTGGTAGAACCATCGGGCCTGATGGTAACTACCTTGTCATCCTCCCGGGGAGGCCTGTCCTGCAGGCGTACCCACTGGCCCGACGGCTTCAGCTCACCGCTCTTCAGCGGCATGATGAGCTTGATGTTGGCGTACACCTTGGTGCCGTCCATCGACTCCTCGTGAGCGATCACGATGCTGCAGGACTTGCCAATCAGGCTCTCTAGGTCGAGCGACTTGTTCTCTTGCTCGTTCAGCTTCCGCCCAAACCAGTCCTTGAGGAACTTGGTCAACGCTGCCTTCTCGTGCAATGAAGGCACCATGGGCTTGGTGAACACTACCCACGGCTGCACCGGGTCGCGTGAGTCGTCCTGAAGATCAATCTCGAAAGCGAACTTGAACTTCTTCTTGGTGCCGTACTCGGTTTCGTACTCCTTGAGCGGAGTCACGTCCACACACACCGCCTTGCCCGTATACTCGGGGCACGGTGCGTACTCTTTCTTACCGCCGCTTGCGCTGATTATCATGTGTCGTCTTACGTGTTGTTGTTGTTGTTTACTTGGAGGCCTGTTTTTCGACCTCGGAAAGCTGTTTCGCCATCCGGCTGTACTGCGCCCAATAGTCGGGCCATGTCTGCTTGATCTTCGCTATGTTCTCCGTATCGGCCACAAGGGCCGCGGCACCTAGTTTCCGCACAAAGCTGCCTCCGTATTCCATCATCGTCTCAATGGTTTTCTTGTCGTTCACTTGGTTGCCTTTCCCCGGCGTCGTGTCCAGTAGGACGTGAACTCAATCTTCTTGGCCCGTGCTGCACGGAAGGCTGCACCGACTTCTCCGCGGGACAGCACTCGGATGCCATCGCCTTCACGCTGAATCTCTTTGGCTGATCTCATTGCACAATGAAGTCGAAGTTGGTTTGCCAGCTATGGCAAAGCCGGTTGTAGGTGTCGCTCTTGATCTTCCAAGTGCGCGGGTCTCGCGTTGATCCGGTGTGACGACACTTAATACGAACGTCGATGTCTTGAATCGCTATGTTTCGCAGCCGGTGGTCCGGTGGGAGTTCGTGGAGTTTGGTCACGGCTTGGCCTCCTTGGCTTTGTTCCACTGCTTCAGAGCATCAGACTGTTCTTGAGTTAAATCAGATGTGTACTCTGGGCAGAAATTCCAGAGTAGATTGTTTCCCGCCTCCTCCAGCCGGAGAATTTGCTCCATGTAATGCTTCCGCTCGTACTCTAGCTTGTCCCACAAAGCGCGGAGACGGTTTTCAAGTTGGGTGACATCGGATTGTAGCTCGCGGATCTTGGCGCACTGTGCGTCGGCCATCCATTCCTGCTTCATCAGTCCAAGAACCATTTTCGCCGCGTCTGTGGCGGGTATGGATTCGTTGACCGTGAACCCACCATCCAGATCGACCCGCATGATTTGGGTCGTTGGATTGGATATCGGGTGGCTGTTGGTTGAAAAGTAGATTGGTTCGCTCATTTGCACTCCTTCCATTTAAACTGAGGTTTACCGCTTTGATCAGCCACCCATTCGGCATGGCCGTTTAGAATTGCTTCACGCTGTAGATTTTCGATGCCCCTGCTGAATCCAATCAGATTTGAAAATATGCAGGCAAACAGGATCAAGAGTATGCACGGCATCACTGCCCAGTATTTGTCACTCACGGCTTGGCCTCCCTCGCTTTGAGCATCGCGTTGGCTATTTCATAAGCCTTACCAGATGCATTCTCTAAGCCCCATCCTCTGACAATCAATGCCTCTATCGCCTTACCTGCAAAGTAGTCGCGGAGGGTCATGCCTGCTTGCCATCGGTCGTCTGGAAACGCCGGTCCTCCGTCGTTGATTGGTTGGTTCATCGTGATTCCTCCCATTTGCCAATCGTGCGGAGGAAAGCCTCTGCGCGTTGGGATGCGGTGGCATTAACAACTGCAAACCTCCACGGCGCAGGATTCTCTTTTTCGTCGTTCGACCGTTTGCAAATGTCGCAAAGATGATCTTCAAACTGGTCGGCTTGATCGTAATCAAAAATGGAAACCGCCTCATGCATGGCGTTGAGGTCGTTGAGGTAGTTGGGCCTCTTATGGTTGAACTGCAAAACTCCATTTGGGTCCATGCACCATTTCTCTGGCATGGTCCATCCCTGCTTTAACTTCATTGCATCAGGATGGTCAGCGTTCTTCCACCCACACGCTTCCGCGATAGCAATGCGTTGTTGTTCTGGTTTCATTTCGCCTCCTCCACGACCCCACACGGGAGCCACGTTTTACCGCCGTCGGTGCTGTGTTCACGTTCGTCCAGCCATAGCTTTCGGTCAGCTTGGCAAGATACCCACCCCAGTAAATATCGATCTTGTGGATTATCCTTGAACCTCATCCACGCCCCTAGCGGAACCTCATCAGCAGTCCACGGGCGGAGCTTTGCGGTGGGTTTGATGCGGTAGTTGCCATTGAACCAGTCCCAGCTTGGAGTCATTGCCTTCATAAAACATCCATTGGGAATCTCAGACTCCACTTCCTTCCCATCCACAAACGCCTGCATGACGCGGATGGCTTCGATTGTTTGTTCGCGTGTCATTTGTTTGTCCTCCCATGCTCAATCACAGCCTGCACGCCTCGCCGGCTACATCCGACCGCACGTGCGATCTGCTCCCGGCTAGATCCGTTGTCCCACATCCGCCACGCCAGACCGCTGTCGAAGGCCTCCGCGGGTTGCGCTAGGCTGCGTGACATCTGGCGTGCCTTCACCTCGGACTGCTCTGGGTACGTCAGCCAGCCAGCGGCCACGGCCTTGCCCATGTCGATCTTCACTTTAGGCCCTCCAACTTCTCAATGCGTTGCTGCATCTCGCGGATCACGTCGCAAAGCCCGATAATCGTTGTCCCAGTGCCATCGAGTCTCTTCCCTGTCTTGCCGGTGATTTCCAAACCACGGCGCTGCGCATCCAGCGCAATGGCTCGCCACGGGTCGTCGATGAAGTCTGAAATCTTGACGCTCATTTCAACCCCTCCGCAATCATGGCGTGCTCAAGGATCAGGACGGCATCGGCGGTCTTCAGGGTGATCCCCAGTGACGGCTGACGCTGCTGCGCCAACTGCTTCAGATGTGCCTTCCACTTGGTTCCATGGGTCGCCTTGTTGCCAGCCGAGATCGTCTTCTGCCAGCGCTGCGGGGTGACCTCGATCATCCTGAGGTTCATGGAAGCAATCAGGCCGTGCAGGTAGCCGACGTTGTATCCAAAGTGAAACATGGCGCTCCCGGGTGCTCCCTTGCCGCCCACATAGCCACCAACCTTTTCGAGGTAGACCACGTCGGACTGCGCCAACCAGTTGATCATCACATCCCTGATGTCACCGTAGGTATCCGGCATCGGCTCGACGATCACTCGACCATTGGCAAAGTGCGCAATGCCGCCGCTTGCCCCGGGGTCGATAGCTAGGATGCGCCTCATCGTGCAGCCTTTCGCAGGTAGGCAGCGATGGCCTTGTCGGCCACGGCCTGTAGTTTGAGGCCTGCCTGTAGACAGTAGCTACGCAGGGCTTTGTGGGTTTCTGTGCTCACGTTTACGGTTTTCGGTTTGGTCATTTGAGATGCTTCTTCACCTTGGCCCAGTACGCCTCGGTGGCAGGCTTGCGGTCCCCGGTGGGACCCCCATTCCAACGCCGGGCGAGCTGCTCGGTGGTGCAGTTCTTACCGTAGTGCGTCAGGTAGGCCTCGCACACCGCCCGGGCCTGCGCTCGGTTGGTCATGTCCTGATGCCGGTAGTGCGACCCGGTGAACTTGTTCACGTCCAGAACCACCGCTCGGTGGATCTGTAGTGGCCCTAGGGCGCGTCCGTTGTCGCCGACGGCCATATCGTTGCCGGATGACTCAACCGCGATCAGGGCGGTGATTAGGTTGGAAAGATTGCTCATGGTGTGAAGTTGGACTTGCGCGTTGTCCAGTCGCGCCCCTGTGCTCCGTATTCCTCACGAGCCGGATGGGGTGATAACGGTCACCCGACCGTAGAGTGGGTTAGGCGGTTGGCATCCAATGCTTCTCCGCTATCGGCTTATCTTGATCCAGTTGGAAGTGGTGGGCGCAGCCACCTTCCAAAAAGCTGAACTTGATCGAAGGACCACCGTACCAGCCCATTATAGGGCAAAATGTATTACAAGTGCGGACGATCTTTGAAACAATCTGTGTGCTGTACTCAAGCGGTCCACGCTGAACCCTAACTAGATCGCCAACCTCAATTGAGGCGAACAATTCAATGTCTTTGAACATAAGCCATTTTGTTAGTTGTTGATGAGTTGAGATGCGATGTGGTTGGCCTTGCCACCGTTTTGGAAGTTCTCTAGCCAAGACCATACGGTCTTCGGCAACTTGAGGTATCCATCTTCGTCCTCATTGATCAGTCTCCAGTTAATCTCAAGCCGGCCCTCATTGGCAGCAAATACGAGACTGGCGCTTCCACGCTTCCAAGTTACCTCGTGATCAATTTCACCGAGGCTTAGGCTGCTGATCACTCTGACCCCAAGTGGGCCGGTGGTTATGATTTGATTGCTCATGGTGTTGTTCCTTTCGACAGGAACAATTTGCCACGAACTTCTTAACACGTCTACAGAGAAATGCAGATTTCTGTAGATTTTGAAAAATCACCAATGTTTACCGAGTCGAAACCGCTGTCACTTCTGCGGAACGTAGGGCTCCCCGGGGTGCTCCTGAGCGTGTTCAGCGAAGGCTGCGTAGGCCCTGAGATCGACGTAGTTGTCGGCATGGAACACCCGGGAAGACCGATGCACCTTGAAGGCCACCATCATCAGCTCGACCAGATGCGCCGGAAGTGCGTGCGGCAGGGTAATTCCGTAGTGCTGCTGGATCAGGCCTGTCCATGACAGACCGATGTTGGTGTGGCTGTGGTGTGGCTCGCCGTAGACCTTGCCGCGCTGCTGGATGGTTTCTGTGACGACGTCGTTCATTTTATCTGCCGGTAGTGGGGTATTGGGTAGGCTCCGCGGGTGGGTGTTGAGATTCGGAATCGCTGCATCTCCATCAAGCCTGACTCTATGGCTTGCAGAAGCATCTTGTTGGTCTGAGATATTCCGAGGCCCCATACAGTGCCCCACTGGCGAGCGGTTTTCCACTCGGAATCGGGGACTTTGGGACGTTTCTGTAGTTCGTCCCGAATGCGCCTTAGAAGCTCGGCAGATTCCATTTGGTTTCTCCTTGAGACCATTGATGCACGTAGAGTTGCGCCGAGTCCTCGGTGTACTCGCCAAACACGATGCCATGCGACCAAGCTAGCGTACCACGTCGCCTGAGCGCGTAATCCATGCAGGGAGCGTCAGCAAGCGTCCCCGGGGACAAACACACCGGATGATCGCTCCGACGTCCTGTAGCCATGCCTGCACGATGCGCATGGGCTACCACGGTGTTGCCCCAAGTCTCCGCGGTATCTCTGAGGAAGTTCTCGCCGTACAACAGGCCGTGGCCCCAAGAGAAACCGCCTAGCTTGTACCAGCTCCGAGGCAGCACATCATGGGTCTTGATGATTGTGTGCGCGTGCCGTTCGATGGGCTCGAGCATCCGCTGCCAGATAGCCTCGGCAAAGCCGCGCACAACGGCATTGTGGTGGGTCAATAGGCGACGGGCTCGTTCATCATGGTTCCCCACGAGAAAAACGGTAGGCCGCAAGGCCCAGAGAAACCTCCGCCCCTCGTCGATATCGTCAAGGTAGTCGTCTGCTGCATCGGAGTCGCCATCGTTGTTCAAAGCTCCTGCACGCAACGACGCAAGGTCATAGGCGTCCCCAAGGTGAATAACCTCATCGGGCTTGTACTGCTCGCGGAATAGCAGGGCAGCAGCAAGCGCATCACGGTTGGCCCGGTTGCCGTGAGAGCATCCGATAGCCATGACGCGCTTGCGTGCTGGAACAATGTTCACACCAGATTGCAAGCGGTAATTTGCTCCGATTGCAAGCCGCTACCGGATCACGGCCACGAGGAGTAGACCACCGTGCCCTGCCCGTTTGCATCTACAAGCTCCACAGCATTTACGCCTTTGAGCTTCGCAAGCGATGACAGCAACTGGGTGTCGTTGTTGGCCTGAGCGATGCAGGTGGCAACGATGTCTGCGTCGTCGTAGGAAGCTGCCAGAAGCTCCTTGGTACGGTCACGCCAGACACGGATGACACGGCCACCGGAGAGCGGTACGCGCCGCATTGACTCGACGCACGGAAAGGTATGTTTCACTTGTGGAGATTACGAAAGGTTCACGGATTTCCAATTATATCCGTTGTGCACCCACAGAACGTTGGTGTTCGCAGCGTTGTTGGTCTGCAGGTACATCGGCACGTTGGTTGGTGGCGCACTGACGTTAGTTGGCGCACCGCTTGGCGCTGATGATCCTGCTGGGATGTAAACAAACCCATAGGTCATGGAAGGGCTTCCAGCGGGGCCTTTGATGTCGGTATCGACCTGATTCCAAGAGGAACCCTTTACCAGCTTTCCGGTGGTCCCATCGAATAGCGCGAAGTTGTTTGCAGTGGATGACGATGGGCCTGCCACATTACCCGCTGCGGCAATGCTGATTGTGCCGGAGCCGTTTGTGATCGTGATGTTGGTGCCAGCGGTTAGCGTGGCCTTGTTCAGCGTGCTGCCGGTCGTGTTGCCGATCAGGAGCTGGCCGTTGGAGAAGCTGGTCTGCCCGGTTCCCCCGTTGTTCACGCCGAGCGTGCCAGTGATCCCGCTTGAAAGCGAGATCAGCGGAAGGTCGATGCCCTGAATCGTGGACATGACCACGTTGCTGCCGTCGCCGCGGAGGTACTGACCATTGGTTGCCGATCCTGCGAGATTGGTTATGGCTGCAGCAGCAGTGGTCGCTCCGGTTCCGCCATTGTCGATATCGAGCGTGCCTCCAAGCGTGATCGTTCCAGAACCCGTCACAGGGCCTCCGGAAGTGGTAAGGCCTGTCGTACCACCGGACACTCCCACGCTGGTCACAGTGCCGCTGTTACCAGTTGCGTTTAGTGTGCTGTCCGTCATCGACAAATTGGTGCCGAGCGTAATTTCTTGAACAGCAGCGCCTGTTGAATTGCTTCCCAAAAGTTTAGATCCACCGCTTACGGCTTGAATCTTACTGTAGGTGACCTTGTTGGGTCCGATGGTCGCGGCAAATGAACCTGTGCCAGAACCTGTCACATCCCCGGTGAGCGTGATCGTCTGGTCGCCTGTGTTGTTGCCGGAGGTAGTGCCCGAGATGTTCGATCCGGCAATCGTGCCGGAAGCAGCCACCGATGTGGGCTCGATATTGCCAAGAGTAAGCGAGCCACTGGATACCGATATCCCAGCACCAAGCGTAATCTCATCGACAGCTCCAGCACTGTTTGCGACACGCCCAAGCAAACGATTTGATGCGCTGACAGTTAGTCCAGAAGCCGTGATGGCACCGCTTGCTGCAGCGCCGAGAGTGGTGCGCTGATTGGCAGCGCTTGTATCGTCCAGAATGGCCCTGCCAGCCGCGGTACAGGTGATTTCCTCTATCTGACCAGCGCCGGCAGACTGACGGCCTAGAATGCGGTCTGTAGCGCTGACGTACTGCATCTTGTCGTAGGTGACAGCCTGCGGGGTAATTGTGGTGGTGATCCGGCCTTCGCCCTGCCCTGTGACATCACCCGTCTCAAGAATGTAGTCGCTCGACTCGGTGATAACGAAGTCACCGTTCTCAGCCAGCAACCTATCGCCGCCAAGGATGATCACCTGATCGCCTGTATTGAATCCTGAGAGGTTCGATCCGGTGACCATAGCGCCTGCGCTGATGGCTCCCGATGCTGCCACGCTGGTGGGCGTAATGGCACCGAGAGACAGCGTGATGGCCGGCGTGGTTGTGGGATTGGCTACGCTGCCCGAAACGCCGTTTGCGGTGACAACCGATACGCTTGTAACCGTTCCGCTACCAGCCGGTCCCGGTGGGCCAGCAGGACCTGCAGGACCAGCGGGTCCTTGTGGACCCTGCACGCCGGCACCGCCCTGAGGCTTGGTCATCCCGGTGTCGAGCCGAGTGATCTCAAGTGTGGTGTAGATCTCGGGCTGTCCGATGTTCGATGCAATACCAAGGCCGTCTGCATGACCGCCGCGCTCAACGTAGTATTCCAGCCGGTAGACGGTGTCCTTGTGCGGCGTGATGCGCAGGTTCAAGGACACTTCCATGTCTACACTATTGTTTATGTAGAGCGATGGGCCGTACCCGATGACCACCGAGTTGGTCACGTCGTAGATCCGCAGCCTAGTTCCTTGGGTGTGGTGGAACGGTGCCAATACCTTCACCTGATAATTGCCAGCGGCCACCTTCCACTCATTGGACGCAAGATCAATGATCAGGCTATTCGGATCGCTGCTGATGGTGTTGAGCGTTCGGGCTGTCCACACAGCAGCCACCGCTGTGCCGCCTGCGACGTTGTTGTTCTTCACGTCCTGCAGCACCGCGATCTTTAGCGTGAGGCTGTCGACGTCCTTACGCAGCTTGTTGATCAGGCTGGTGCTGGTTTGTGAATCGTAGCTCATTTGGCTTTACGTCGAAGGATGCGTTGAGCCTCGTCAAGGCTGCTGGCGATGCCTATCAGGCTTCCTGCGGGGCCGTAGAGGCGAAGGGAGCCCTTGGCCTTGCCGGGGAGTGCACGGTAGCCACCGGTGAATGTGTAGGCACCGGGCATGGCGGAGTCGGGCTGGGGCATCATGTCCGCCGGCATATTGCGGATGGCGATTGCCGCAGCCACGCGCCTAGGAGGAACGGCCCACAGGTTCTCCGGGTCGAACCGTTCGATCTCGGTAGCCTTCTTCAGTCGGACAGGATCCTCCATGCCGTCGTACAGCGCACCGTAGAGCTTGTAGCCCTTCTCAAACAGGTCCATGGCATCGCGGTGGTCCTTGACGCTACGGCCTGTCGCCATGTCGCCGGCAGGCATATACCGGATATCCTCCGATGTAGCCTTGAAGCGCTGCGAGAGCGGGATGACGTTGCCGGCGTCGTCGCGGGTAATGGGGTCGGCGGATTTGATTTGGGTTAAATCCGAAACAACGTAGTTTTTGCGTGCAGGTAATGCAGAGATTCCTTCCGCTTTTTGACGAGGAGTCTGATTCAATGCCGGAGCGTTTCTCATCAACAATGTGTCTTTTGAGAGCAACCTGTCAGGATTGATCGCCACATCATTGAAGTCGCCTTCTTTGATTGTTCCTTTCAAATATACAGGCTCAACAGAACCTCCTTTTGCATATCTGTTTGCCTCTTCAAGACTGTCAGTAAACCATTTCAATCCTGAAACATTTTGAATGTTTCGACCATCTTTGCTCCCACGATACACCGGCCCCACCGTGTACCCCGCCGCCTTAGCAGCCTCATCGACCATCCGCTGCGCTGCCTTAGTGTCGCCCTGCTGCACCGCGGAGAGGTAGTCGGTGTCGGAGGGCATATATCTGACCTGCCCCATCGACTCTTGTTGGCCGGGTATCGACTTCTCGACAGGAAAGTCAGTCATCTGCTGACTCAGAATCTTATGCTTCAGCTCTGGGTAGGCCACGTCCACCACTTGGTAGTGAGTCATCTTAGTGACGGGTTTTCCTTTGAGCACGTAGTCGTATGACAGGTGCGTCGGAACACCTGCCTGCTGCCCCGTCAATATCGGGTCAGAATCTGAAATTGGATCAATACGAATGATACCTACAGCAGCACCAGTTGGTACATTCTTGAAGGCTGGCTCTTCGATTGAATCAACAATCTTGATGGCATCAGGAAAACCAGCCTTGGACATCTTCTGCGAAAGCAGTGACTGATAGGCGATTTTCTCTCCTGCCTTGGTCGTTGTCTTAGACTTTTGGAAGTACGTTGAAGCACGCTTCTGCTGCGGCATCGAAACGATGTCATTGAACGCTTGGTCGAGCGTCTTCCATGTTTCAATGTGATCGGTGCGTAGCTTTGAGTCTGGATGCTTTGCGTACTTCTTTCTGACGGCATTCAGTTCACGCAAAGCCTTGGACTCCTTCATTGATCCATTGGCAACGCTCTCTTTCAAGTCGTTGAACCAGATGTGCGAGAACGTCTTATTTCCGATGACGTTTCCTTCCTGCATCAGCACCAGCTTGACGTATCCATTGTTAGCTGCCGCTCGACGCGCAACACCGCGAGCAGTTCCGGTGCTGTTGAATGCCCAAACAACGCCATTTGCGAGGTTCTCCTTGATGGCCGGATAGAACATCCCGCCTTGCAAGTCGATGCCCTTGTATTTACCGACACGCATCCGATCAATGTGGATCGCTGCAATGGTTTTGGTGTCTGCAGCAATCTGCTTTTTGATTGCGTCGGTAACGCTTGGGAATGCGTCACGATTGATCTCAGGCATGAACCTGAGTTCAGGTGATTCATCCCATTTGATCGGTGTTCCCTGAAGCGGAAGAGATTCGACATCCGAGTCCGGTGCCGGAGTGCCCGGTTCAACCGTCTCGTCTGGAGTGCGAACTACATCCCCCGCTTGTCGAACCGCCCCGAGTTCTTGCCGGCCTTCTTCTCGGCCTTGCGTGCGACCGACAGCGCTATCGCCACGGCCTGCTTCTGCGGTTTGCCGGACTTCATCTCGCGCCGGATATTGCTGCTGACCGACTTCTGGCTGTAGCCTTGCTTGAGTGGCATCTGCTTTCCTTTCTGCTTGGGTTTGGGTGTCGTAGATCCCGATCAGCTTGCCGTCGGGACCGTAGAGCTTGTGCTTGGCTCCGCTGATGATGCGGTAGCCTTCATCGGAGTTGATGACCGACTTGTCGCCAATGGTTTCGGCAGGCATCCAGCGTTGCTTTGAGAGCTGGATGGCGTCCTCCGAGATACGGGCTCGGAAGTCCATCGGAGACATGGATCCGATGCGGTCTAGGCGGAGGTCGCGCACGAACTTGCGACCGCCCTTCTCCTGTGCGTTTACGAAGTCGCCGAGGAATCGGGCCTTGGCATCACCGAATATCTCGTAGGACCGACGGGCACCTTCCTTCTGGTCGAGGTTGGTGAAGTACTTCGCCAAGTCGGCCATGAAGCCGTCGGTGTTGTTCCAGAGGCCACCGATACTTCCGTCCTTGGTCAGTTCCTTGGTCAGAGCATTACGCACCTTGGTGATGTCGATCACCTTGACCAGCGGGTTGTCTGCCTTGGAGAGGTAGAAGGCATACGGCAGCACCTCGCGCTCGCTGACACGAATGCCGCTGTCGTACTTCGGAGAGTACTTCTTGGTGATCCGGTTGTACGCACGCTTGAGCGCTGCGCTATAGACCACGTGAATGCTATTGCCGGCATCCATGGCCGCATTGACTCCCCGGATCTTGTCCTTCATCCGGCTGCTGATCGACTGGGACTGATCAATGGCAGACAACTGCTCGGGACTGAATCGTCCCATGAATGCACCATCGACCACACGGGCTCCCGGGATGTTCTCGGCAATGGAACGCAAGGAACTCATGTCCTTGTCGTCGCGTGCCCGAATCTCATCAGTAGACAGGTTTCTGATCGTGCCATCGGGCATCTGCTCGGCCACACCCATGTCTACCAGCTCCCGACCTGCAAGCGGGTTGGCAACGTCTTCCGGTTTCAGGACACGTCCGCCCTGTTCCGACTCCAGCATGATCTTCTCATCAAGCCGTTTCCGAGCGCGCAACAGGTCGCGCAGCATGGCGTTCACCTGAGGCGAGGCCTGCTTCAAATCAGGGAACAGCACCGAGTCGGTGGGCTTCACACCAAACGTGCGCTCAATCGACGCTGCAGCGTTTGCAATAGCCTTGCTGGCATTCTGCGTCAGAGCAGCGTCCAGAAGCTGTCTGCTAAGGCCGGTGAAGCCCTTCAGCATTGCGTCCGGCTTCTGACCGGCAATCAACGCTGCGAAGTGTTCCGCGGCCAACTCAGAGGCGATGTAGTCCGCCTTCTTGTTGATGGTGTCGAACTGGGCCAGCTCATCGGCTCGCTGTTTGTTTCCAGCAGCCAGCTTGTCTCGGTACTCGTTGAACCGAGCCTCAATCTCGGCATCGTTGAATACGCCATCGGCCAGCTTGCGGATGACGTCTCCCTCCTGAATCCAACGGCCCACTAGAGCGTTCTTGATCTCGGTGGCACCACCGGAGAGCTGCTGGCTCTTCTCAAGCGCATGGAACAGCTCGTGACCGAGAGTGTACAACGGGCTGTCGCCTTTGCCTTTCCCGAGTATGTCGGCATTGATGACGATGGTCGGGCGGTCGCCAATCTCGACCTGAACGCCACGGGCTCGGCCCTTGTACTGATCAACAAAGTCAGCGTCCGAAAGGTACCGGATGTCGATGTCGCCAAACTGGCCTTTCACCAGATCACCGACGTCCATGAGCGCCGATGCGGTATCGACGCCGTGCGCATCTCGGACACGCTCAAACAGCGCCTTGGTAGTCGGGTCCTGCTGGGCATCAATGAAGCGCCCCAAGTCGCCAGCACGGGCTTCCTTGGCGGCAGCGCCGGTGAGCTTCTGGTACATCCGGCCACCGAGAGCACCGGCTGCACCCTGAACACCGCCAGAACCTAGGCCTGCAGCAGCCCCTTCTTCACCACCGGACAAATAGCCCAAGCCTGTACCAATGGCTGCGCCTTCAATACCTCCAGCGATACTCCTCAGTGAGGCATCCAAGGCAGCGTCACCGCCGTACTGCCCGACCACGCCGAGCATACGCTGGCGCAGGTTTGCGCCCGGGGCAGCACCGATGGCTTCCAGTGGCCCGATGCGCGATGGCTGGGTCATCAGGTTCTCGCCAGCACGGGCCAGTGCCTCGCCGGCCTCGCGTGCGGTACGGATGCCTGCGGGAATGGCAGCGAAGGCAGCGGCCTCGGGAGCGATACCGAGAGCGCCGGCGATACCGGCAGTGGCCGCGGTGCTACGGAGCGCTTCAGGAGCCATTCCAAGCGCTTCCGCTGTCATACGCTCGGCAGCACCGGCAACGCGCTCCAGAGGCCTTGCAGCGCCGGCAATGGCGCGTCCTGCGAGTTGAGTGCCTTTACCGACTGCGCGGGTGGCGAGTTTGCCTGTCCCAAGGATTTCACCAACGCCGGGTACGAACAGCGTCGGGTCAAGAATCATTGAGACTCCCTGCACGTACTCCGGATTGGTGTACTCAGGTGGAACAACGAGACCTTCTTCACCTCGTTCCAAACGGGCGGTGGTGTTTGCGAAGTCTCGGGCCTCAAGGAACTGCTGGTAGCGGGACTCAGGCGTGCCGGTGCCTGCAACCAGATCCTTGAACTTAAAGAGTGCTGACGATGGATCCTGAGACTGAGCAGCCAGTCCGTAAAGCTGGCGAGTTCCTTGAGCAAATCCCTCTAGGTAGTTCAGTGGGTTTGCTGCAGCGCCTTGAGCGCCTTGAGAAACAGCGCCACCGATCATTCCAATGGCAGCATCAGCGGCCTGCGCGGCGGTGTTGATCCAGTCGGTCTGCTTGTTCTTAGAGTACTCCTCGTACTTCAAGTAGTCTGCCTGCGTTGGCTTGAAAGCAGGATCCTGCATCGCCAGCGAGATGTCCTCGCCGGTTGCCGGGAACTGGTCGGCAAGAATGCGTTGCGCTTCGTTTTTGCTGACCGAGTCAGGAAACTCGACAACCTGAGCACCGACCTGCACCTGATATGGCATAGATTATTCGAACTTTTGGGTCACAGTATTCCAACGACGAATACCGCCAGAGGCAGGTACTGTGGATTGCTGTTTTGGATTTAAGACCTCAAGTCCAAGCGCCTTTGCCTTGGTTTCAATTCCATTTCCAGCACGCTCCAAAAGCGACTTGAGCGCCTTGATGTTTGACGATTGCAGCGAAAAAATCCGAGTCGGATTCGGAACGATGGTCTTCAGGATCTCTCGATCTGGTTCAGTAACAGTTCCGGGGCCAAGGACTTCCAATCGCAATGCGCCTTGAGCGCCAATTGCCAATTGCTCGGCCTCGGCCTTGATCTCAGGCGTTTGTTGTTGAGCTTTGCCCAATTGAGCTATCTCAATCAGTCGACTGATGCTGCGACGGCTATCCAGCACGTTTGAATACTGCTCTCTAAACTCTTTTGCTTCCGCCTCGGTAGGTGCCTGTCCTCGGAACTCAGGAGAATTGATGGTGAGTCCGCGCACCTTTAAAATGTCTCCAATGTCAGTCTTCGGATTAGGAACGAACTGTTCCTTGTCTCCGAATCTTACAACAGACCCAATGCCACCAACCTGTTCAATGGTGGTCGGCCTGCGCTGACCAACCCTCTCAAGGATCTGCGGAACCATTGCAATCGTCTCCGGTGTTGCTCCCTGCTGAATCAGGTACTGCGTCAGCCTCTTGGACTGATCCTCGTAGCTGATCGGCACTTGCGTCGGGACGTTGCGTGTAATGGTCTCAGGAGGCTGCTGGATAGGCTGCGCCTGCTGTCCGGGCTGCAGCATACGCGGCGCAATCGTCTGCAACGCAGGAGAGCGGGACATGATCCCAGCCTGCTGCATAGCCGCTTGAGATTCGGCAAGCTGCTGCTGCTGGAGACGGGTGTTGGCCTCGACTCGTGCAGCGGCATCAATCGGAGACTCAACACGAGGAGTCGGCCTACCGGGGAACGGAAACACAGGAGGATACGATGCCTGCAGCTCAGGAGACACATTCAACGCATTTGCCTGTCTTCCAAGATCGGCACCGTACTGCTGAAGCTGTTGCGCGGCTTGACCGTATCGACCCATGAAGTATCGGGCAGCGGTAGCCTCGGCCTGAGATGGGGTAGCCTGAACGGCAGGAGTCGATACACCCGGCATTGGCGGGAACTCAATCGTATCGGTGACCTGCTGCATCTGCGTGGTCGTGGTGGGCTGTTCCAATCCGTACCGGATAGCCTCAGTGAGGATGCCCTGCTGTTTGCGCTTATTAGCGGCTTCTTCCAACTGAAACGCACCGAGAGCCAACTGCTGGCGGGTGGCCTCGTCGGTAAGTTCCCGAGCACGCTGCTTATCAGCCCGATCCAAGAAGAACTCGGCATTGAGCAATGCGGCCTTCTTCTGCGGTGTCGACATCGAACCAAACTTCTTGATGTCGCCTAGGATCTTCGACTCAGGGCTGCGCTCGTCCATCACGTTGCCTGACTGGGCCATGCTCTGCAGGTACGGAGCCAGCGACTCCAGACGCTGAGTAAGGAACTCGCTCTCGGCCTTGTTCTGCCCATAGCGCTGCAGCGACTCGCCAATGGCATTGCCGATCTGCTGGATGCCTTGGCCGATGTTGCGACCCGATTGGGCGTATGCCTCGATGAAACCGGAAGGAACGGCAGAAGGTCCGCCGCCTTGGTAGCCTGCTGAATAGCCGTATTGTGCCATAAGTTAGCGTCCACCAAACAGTTTACCGAAACCACCAGCGGATCCAGCTCCGCTGAATATTCCTCCACCGATGCTTCCAAGAGCACCGAGGCCACCACCGATCAGGCCTGAAGTAGCAGAAGCACCAGCAGCGTTTGCCGCCATCTGCGCCTGCTGGTTTCCGCCGTAGATGTTGGCAGCGTAGGCACTCTCAGGATTGAACAACTGGCCGGGGTTGAAGCCTTGAGCCTGCCCGAGGAATCCCTGAGATCCGGCAAAAGCCTGCGACGGGCGACCGAGCACCTGTTGGAAGACGTCGCCGTAAACGCCCTGACCGGCCTGCAGTGCGCCCATGGCCTGCTGCTGGCGTTGCTGTTGCAATCCAGCACCGACCATCTGCGAGCGCAGCGCCTCTTGGAACGCGGCATTCGGGCTCTGGGCAATGCCACGAGCAGAGGAGGCCATACGGGCCTGCTGCTGGGCCGCACGCTGCTGCTCGGGCGTCAACTGACTACCGGCCAACAGGCCAGATGTGGCGTTGCGTGCGAGAATATCAGCGATCTGCGTCTGTTCTGGCGCAAAGCCCTGAATCGCAGCACGAGCTTGAGGCCCGAGCTTGGCAATGTCGGCAATGTCACCGGCACGGGAGGCAGCACGACTTGCGGCCTCGACCTGCCCCATGGTGGGCGCAATCTGATCGCGGTAGAGCGCCAGAAGCTCGGGGGTAGCCTGTCGCACCAAGTCCAACTGCAGCGCTTGGTACTTGGGCGCAAACTGGGCTTCCGCGGCATAGCGCTGCGGTGCCAGCTCAAGCTGGGTACGGAGCGTGTCCGCGGTCTCTTGGGCGTAGTTGCGTGGTGCTGGTGCGTCTACTGTCATAGGTGCTTGGATGCCACTCTATAGATCGGCATTGATCCTTTCGGATAGGTGGTCAGTTTTCCGTTGCGATACCCGATGGCCGGGAGAATTGCGCTTTCCGGCCTGTCGTGAAAGAACTTAGCCGCCACCGCCATTGCGAATACGGCGCAGTCGGCAGCGAACTGGTGCCAGTACCAGTGGTCGCCATTGGGGTCGCTGGCCTGCCACGTCCATGGCTTAGGCTCCGGACCAATCTGACGCCAGCCTACAAGCACGGCAACCACCTGCTCGTCCTGAGTGGCGATCTTGAGCGTGCCCTGCTGCGCATGAAACAGCACGTAGTCCTCCAGCGCCTCCCGGGTCCAGCCTTGGAAGCTGTCGGGGAGCTTGCGGAGGAGGTAGTCTGTGATCTGGGGGATCAAACGAGGATCTCTTGGAGGATTACCTGAGAGGTGGC